AGCTTCACCTCAATTTCTTTCTCCTCGACCTCAACTGCCAACTCACGACCTAGGATCAGTGGGTTGGTAATCTTGCCCCAGTGTGGGCATGTGGGGCACACGCCGGGGTTCTCGGAGTCCATCTTGATGCAAGGGTATGGGCCTTTGATGCTCTGAAGTTTTTGGTTCATGCGCTCAGGCTCATACGGGTGCATCTTGCTCAGCCACACCGCGGCTTTGTTTCCATCCTCACAGACCTTAGCCCATGACAGTAGACCCCTCCAGATCGGCTCCATGCCTTCTTCGGTTGCGTGTTCAACGTAGTGCGCAAGCTGGGCGCACCCACGATCGTTCTGCGTAGTCAGCCAAATTGGTTTGAACTTGGTTACGCTGTTCTCAAAGAGCTTGACGCTTGTCGCAGAAGGAGCAGCAGACGGACGAGTGCCGGCCAAATCTAGTTTGGGCATGGGTTGCGCCTCGTAGATTGAGCCTGCTAGTTTTTCCCTTATCAGGGAAGCCAACCCCTCGAAGCTGAACACATCGCCCTCAGACAGTATGCGCACGGGGCGCGGCGTTGCGTACTTCTTCTTGAAGTTTGTAGTCTCGGGCACACGCAAGACGCGGGCGGCGTCAGCCGTCACAGTCATGTCGATAGCCAAAGCTTCCTGTTTGCACAGGCGTTTAAAGTTCTCAGCCACGGGCTTCCAAGAGTCGATCGGTACAGCCTCAGTCAACGGCCAGTAGCAGTGCAAACCGCCACCAGACGCAACGACATAGGGGTTGCCTAGGGCATCCATACCAGTCTTCTCTAAAAACGCACTGAGAGCTTGTGCAGCATCTTTCTTCGATGCGTATCCATCCATGTCGATAAACAAGGATTTAATATAGCGAGCGTTCGTAGCCAAGCGCTTTTCCTCGTCACCAAAGGTGGCCAAGGCAAAGAAAACATCCAGCTTACTGTCGTGCCAACGTTTGATTGGCGCTGTAGTTTCTTCCAGAGTCCGCACAAAGGCGTGCTCTTTCCTTACAAGCTCTGCTACGCAGTACCGGCCAAATTCTGGCGACGGCAAAACGACCGCTAAAAACTCAAGCGGAGTCATTGAAGTCCTTGCGGTTTAAAAGAGTTCGAGTTGACGCGAATCTTTAGTCGTGGGGCGCTCCATGATTGGGTAACCAGCAAGGCGGCTTAGAAGTTCCATCTGCCAGTTCTTAGGCAGACCATCTTTGGTGTGCACCAAGTCTTCTGCAAACCGAACTAGCTCTTGCGTGGTGAGGGATCTAGGTTGTATTCCGTACATATTTTTCTCCATGCCTCGTCCGCTGAGTGCGAGGTCTTCATTATGTGAGTTAAGAATTCGACGCGGTCACGATAGGCCACAAACACTTCCGTGCCTGTAAACCAGTTGTAGACAGTCTGTCGAGAGACGCCGAGCGCATAGGCAATCTTCGTGACCGGAAAGTCAAGATGGATTGCCCAACGCCCAAGCTGGTTGCCCAGCGACTTTGGCGTCTTAGCTACTTCGTCAATGATTTTTTGTGAATAGGCCATATTGGTTTTGTTAAGGCGCTAGGACACGCAGAACGGGAAACGCAGTCGTGTGCATGTGTGTCATTTTTTAACGAGGATGGGCCACCCCCGGCACACGCAATGCGACCGCCGACTGCGGCCTAGCGAAACCTTTAATTACTCATCGTCCCAATCAGCAACGATGTCGGCCAGCTTGCCCTTCTTAGCTGGAACGGATTCAACCTTGGGCGAGGCTTTACGCACTTCGGGCTCTTCTTCGGCCGCCACCTCAGTAGCCTTGGCTTTGGCTTTGGACTTGGCAACCTTGGCTCGCTCAACGGCAATCGCCGCGGTGTCGTCTTCGTCAAACAGATCGCCAAGAGTCACAGAACTCGGTGCCTTTCCGGGTATGGCAAGAGGTGCAGGCGAGACAACGCCATCAGCAAAGGCAGGGGTAACAGCTACGGCCTTCTCTGCATCCTTAGAGTTGGCTTGGTTCTGCGCAGTCTCGTACTCAGCGTCAGTCAACCAACGCACAGGGGCAAACACAATCTTTGGAGACTCAGCTTGTGTATCAAACTTCATGCGCGTGACGATGGCGTCCAAGTTAACAGGCGGTGTCTGCGCGGCCATGTAGCGAGCGTATGCTTGCAGTGGGCGCTTCTCGCCGTCTTCCTTGCCGAAGATAGATGTCGCAGGCAAAGTAACTTGTAACACGTCACCTTCAGGATTGTTAGCCAACACAACAGCCAAGCGCTGTTGGTAACGGCATGCACGGCTTTGACCATTACCAGACCCAGCGATGTTCTGTGGGCATGCAGAACAGTTTGATGCCTGCTTGTTCTTCACGTTTGCGTCAGGCTTCTCGCCATCAGCAGATGTGCAGTCAGGGGCGGCTGCAGCCGCGTCTTTGTCGTAGCTACCAGCGTAGAAAATACGGCTGACCTTGGGGGCAGCCTTAACCACGATCACATCTAGGTGGCGCTCATCAATCGATGCGATCTCTTTGCCGTTAGACAGCAATCTGAACACACCGCCCTTGATAGAGACGCGCTTCATGCCTCCACCGGAACTTGCACCGCCAGCCAAGGCTAACGTGGTTGCTGACAGGACTGCATTCTTAGCAAATGCAGGGACGTTTGAGGGGTTGAACATTGCAATATTGCTCATTTGATTTCCATTAAGTTGGTTTGCGTACAGAGATATCGAACTCAGATGTTGAATTCAAGCCGGGCGGTACGACCCCGGGGTTTTCTTCCAAGAACTGTGACATGTTGGATTGCGCAATGCGCTTCTCCAAAAGCTCGACGGCTTCGTGCTGAAGTACGAACTTCTTAAACTCATCCCAGTCTTGTGTGTAGTAGCGAGTCTTCACGGACATAACTGCCGTGCCCTCGGTAGTGCGAACTGATGTGACGCCCATCGCCTTCATCTGTTCCTTGATCGCGTTCTTGACCTCTTCCTGTTGCGCCTTGAGTACTTCAGCTTGTGTGTCGTACTCTTGGGTCAGCGCGGTCATGCGCGTGCGAAGCTTGCGGTAAATTTTTACCAGCTTATCTAACGGTATCGTTTCTTCTTCCATTACTTCTCCTGTGTGATTATTTGTCTAAGGTTGGACAGTTTACATGAATTCTAAGCGCTTGCAACCCCCTTTCAAGATTTAATTTCAGTGTCGAACATCTGGGTTAGTAGTGAGTTATCACTAACTTTCCCTTCCAGAGCTTTAAACATTCGTTGCTCGATTGGGCTACCTTGAATATGAATCACAGTAACTTTGTCGGAAGTCTGCCCCTTGCGATCTGCACGGGCACAGCATTGAATGTATTGTTCAACAGACATCAACGGCCCATAGAACACCACTGTATCAGCGGCTGTCAAGGTAATGCCGTGTGCTGTTGCTTGCGGTTGCATCACCAATATCCTAGGTTCGGCTTCTGTTTGAAAGCGGTGGATGATTTGACCACGCTTGCTTGGCGTCACGTCTCCGTGGATGCACTCATTGACAACCCCCTTCTTGGTGAGGTAGGTGCTGATCGTGTCGATGGTGCTTCGGAACAAAGCAAAGATGATGACCTTGCGGTCGGTCTCTTCTAGTATCTCCTCCAGTACCGCAAGCCTAGGCGCAGAATCAAACTCCACAACTTCTCTGTCGTCTGTGTAAGCCGCGCCACAACTGATCTGCAATAGTTTGGATACACCAGCCGCGGCATTGACCGCTGTGATGGTCTCCCCTGCCGCTTGCACAAGCATACGTTCTTTGAGTAGGTTGTAGTACTTGGCTTGTTGGGGCGTTAACTTGACTTCACGTGTCATGGTAACCACGGGCGGTAAATCTAAACACGCTTCTTTTGTGAAGCGTATTGCTGGCTGTAGCGCTTCAAACACCTTATCTTTGGCGTCAGCTTTGGGAGCCCACTTGAATGTTGTGATCTTGTTCATCACCTGATCTCGCCATGCTGTTAAGAAGCGAGGCACGCCATCAGGGTTAACCAACCTAGCCAAACCATAGGCATCCACAGGCGACTGCGAGGCAGGTGTGCCCGTCATCATCCACAGGTACGTGCTGGGTGTGAGGATAGAGTTGAGTGCCTTCCAGCGTTTGGTTGATGGTGTTTTGTATGCGTTGGCTTCGTCCACAATCACAAGATCGAACCGCCCATCGTTACATACCTCGTTAGCTATCAGGTTCAAGCCTTCGTAGTTTGTAATCACTATCTCGTAGTCGTGCTGAATCATCTCGATACGGCGACTAGCTTGCGGATGGTGCGCGATAACTGCCGAGCGGTGGATGATGCTGTTGTTGATGTCTCCCATCCACGCACTGTGCATGATGGACAGGGGGCATAGTATGAGAACCCTGCGCACTTTCTTCAAGCGCATCAAGTAGTCAGCCGCCCATAGTGCGGATAGCGTTTTGCCTGTGCCGGGTTCGGAGAACACGAATGCTCTGCGATACAGCGTAAGGAATGATGCTGTCTCGATCTGGTGAGCCATAGGTTTGTAGCGACCCGGCCAGTCGTAGCGCCTAGTGATAGGCGATGGTACGTTTTTAACACCTAGGTTACGCAGCACCCGCGCTTCATCAAGCCCCCAATACACTGCCACGTCGTAGCCACCATCCATGCGCTCGACGATCTTGTGTTTCGGTATGACTTTATATTTGTGCGGGTTCCTTGTGCGTAAGACTATTGCTTTGTCTTCGATAATTTCCATTGCTTCTCCAAGCTTTTATTTTCCGTTGTCGCTTTGGTTTGCGCTCTTGTTACGGAGTCGTGTATTGCCAGCGGTTGATTTACCACCAGCGCGTAAAGGTTTGATGTGGTCAATGTCTTTACCTGCGCGGTCAATACCTTTCTTGTCGTAGGCTCTGCGGGCGCGTTGCCTTTCAACTTGATCGGCTGTCTCGCCTGTTTTCTTTTGTAGTTTGTATGCGTGTTTGTAGTCACGCTTGCCGCTAGTCTGTGTCATTGCTTCCTCCTAGTGCTTAGGATTGAACTCGCATCCGGTGACCTGACACCATCCGCATAGTGGGGTTTTATTTGGATTCCATACATCGTTCTCAAAGCTAGCTTCAAGACGCGCAGTGCGCTCACGATACTTCCACCAAAACTGCTCGGCTTGGTCGCGTTGCATCTGCATCTTGACCATATCATCTTTGACAATGAACAGCAACGCTGAGTTGACCTTGCGGATGTGAGGGAAGTGTTCGAAGACCATAAGTGACATCAATACAAGCTGATCCCGATCTGGGTACTTGTTGTTGCCAGTCTTCCAATCTCCCACCCACGCCGTAAGGTTCTCATCGTCAACGATCAGGATGTCGGCAATGCCTCGAACCCAAACGTCAGGGGACTTCCAGCCCGTAGGCTTTAAGTCCACAGTCAATGCCATCTCATACTCAGCGAGCGCTCGTCCGGGTTTATTCAGCATGGCGTCCACTACAGGCTGGAACTGCGCATACTCAGCAGGGATTGGTTTCTTGTCCCTGATGTAGTCTTCGATAGCCTTATGCACCTGATTGCCGTACTTGGTTGCATCGGTCTCTTGGAAGGGGTACTTCTTCAAGACTTTAACTTCGTGGTATCGGCGCTGACAACCTTCAAAATCTTTGAGGCTGCTGTGTGACCATGCTGGTTTTTTCATTCGAACTTCGCTGTGTTGATGGCTTCAGTTAATCGGTTGGCAAACTTGGTGACAAACGCTTCGTT